GCGCCAACTCGAGTTGGCGCCCAAAGAGGTGTCGGCCTACACGGTCCTGAGCGACAAGCTGCTTCGGAACGCAGCCGCCGCCGGCCCGTACGTCGAGAACAAGTTGCGTCAGGCGATCCTGGCCGCGGAGGACGTGGCGTTTATCTCCGGGACCGGTGTCGCGCAGCCCCTGGGCTTCCTCGGCCACGCCTCGGCGGTGAACGTCCCCCGTACCGCCCCGGGCCTCATCGCCTATGCCGACGTGATCGACATGTACGCTCGTCTCCTGATCCGCCAGGGCTCGCCCGTCTGGATCGGCAACCCGACGTGCCTCCCGCAGTTGATGCAGATGGTCGACGCGGGCAACCACGTGGTCTGGCAGCCGAATGCTCGCGAGGGTGAGCCGCCCACACTCATGGGCTTCCCCTGGCTGCGAAACGAGCGACAGCCGGTGCTCGGCACGGCCGGTGACCTCATGCTCGTCAACCTGTCCTTCTACGTCATCAAGGACGGGGCGGCGATGGTTATCGACGTGTCGCAGCACGTCAAGTTCCTCTCCAACCAGAGCGTCATCCGCGCGGTCTGGAACGTGGACGGGCAGCCCACGCTGTCCAGCCCACTCCTTCTGGAGGATGGCGCCACCACGCAGTCGCCATTCGTGGTGCTGAACTAAGGCGATCCGATGGGCTGTTAGTTCAGCCGACTCGAGTGAGAATCGGGAGGGCTCGGTTGGAGCCCGGGCCCTCCCGGTGAGAGCATAGACGGACAGACAAGCAAGAGAGGAGACGCACGATGAGACGTCTCAGCGAAGCTGAAAAGTTTGACGCGGCGATCGAGTACCAGGCGTTGGCGACGCCGGCGCCCGGTATCACGAGCCGCTACTTCAAGCTGGACAAGTGGTGCAAGGCTGTCTTCGCCGTGATCGTGGACACGCTGGCTCTCGCCGACACGGTGGTCTGTGAGGTCTGGGAGGATCTCGTCAACACCGGCGCGACCGGCGCGGCCATCGGCGGGGTGGCCCCCACGGCAACCGCTACGATCATCGCGAACACGAATGCTACGGTTGTGTCCATAACCGTGGGCGTGGTTCAGGTGGCTGACACCGTCACCATCAATGGTGTGCTGTTCACCGCCGCCGCGGCCCCCGATCACCCGAACCAGGTCTTCGACCAGGTCTCCGGTGTGGCTGCGACCATCGCCACGGACCTGACAACCTGCATCAACCACGCTGCTGCTCAGGCGTTGTTCGTCGCCGCGGGCGGGGCAATCACGGCCGCCGCAGTCGGCGCCGTCGTGACTCTCACGGCCACCGAGGCGGGCGAGGTCGTGCTGACCGTCGTCTCCTCGAATGCGGCGCGGCTCGCGATCGCGACCGTTCAGGCCATCGCCTACATCGAGGTCGAGGATACTGCCCTCTCGGCCGCGGACAGTTGGGTCGCTATCAACCTCGTCGGGCCGGCCACGGCAAATGCCACGGCCGTGCTGGTGCGAGGGGACAGTCGCTACCAGCCAGTCGGGCAGCAGGTAGCGGCCTCGGACACTGACAGCTAAGGCTGACCGATGCGAGTCAGGTTAGTCCAAAGGCTGACGTTGAACGGCGAGACGTTTCAGGCGGGGGAGGTGGCTGAGCTGCCATCTCCCACCGCCCTCGCCTGCCTGCGGCGGGGGACGGCGGTGCGCGCCGACATGCCTGTCGCGAACCGCGTGGAATCTCCACCACAGAACCGGGTCGAGGCCGCACCGGAGAACCGGGTGGAACCGCCTCCGGAAGACCAGGCAGAGGGACCGGCGGAGAACCGCGACTCCTGGTGGCGTCGCTGGAGACGCAGGGTAGGGAGAACCTAGCATGAGTGCCGTCGCGGACCGGCTGGACCTATCGACCGCGGACAAGACGGAGCTGGACGTTGTCCGAGAGTATCTGCGAGTGCAGCTCTCTTCGGAGGGCACGCTCGCGGAGTCCGAGTTCGTCGGCATGGGGGATGGTCTCAATCCCATCTTCGCACTCGACCATTTCCCCGTGCTGGCGGGGACGCTACGCCTGCTCGTCGGCGGCGTGCTTCAGACCGAAGGCGCGGCCGCGAACTATATGATCGTACTCGCCACCGGCGCCGTCACGTTCAACGCCGGCAGCATTCCGGCCGTCGGCGCCCCGGTCACGGGCAGCTACTACCACGGCACGGACCCGGTCGGGCCGGACGATACCATCCTCGCCAGTCTGGTGCTCGCGGCGAAGCAGGCCGCGGACGCGTACCTCAATAACCCCTTCGAGGTGAACATCCCGCAGATCACGCTTGCGGGCGTGACGGCGGCTGAGGGCGTGACGATCGACGGCGCCAGATTCATCGCCGCGGCCGCGACGGACGTGACCGAGCGGGAGTTCAAGGTCTGTGTGAGCGACACTCTGACCGCCGACGAGCTGTGCACCTGCATCAACAGCCCCCTCATGGCTGGGGATGGGGGGGGCTATGGCCTGTCCGGCGTGACCGCCACGAACAGCGCCGGCGTCGTCAAGTTGACGCGGCGGTCTGGCAGGCTGGCGCCGATCGTCGCCGCGAGCGCCTATGCCTCGCTCCTGGTCCAGTATCTGCGGACGGAGCTGGCGATTCCAGAGCCCGTAGCGACCTGGGTGTTGCAGCGAGTCGGCCGCGGCTATGTGCGCCGTACCGAGGGCATGGAGAGAGAGAGCACGTCCGGTCTTGGCTCGGCAGATTGGGGCGAGGAGAACTTCGATCAGCTCGACCCGTACCGGCTGAGTCCGGGGCTTTAGGGAGCGACGATGGACGCCGGCGGCTACAGAGACCGCGTCAAGATCGAGCTCTGCACGAGGACGCAGACGGCGACGGGCTGGGAGGAAACCTGGTCCGACGTGCAGACGCGTTGGGCGAGAGTGATTGCGCTGGACCCCGCGGCCCGGGCGCGTTACGCGCAGATCGAGAGCGAGGTGACGCACAAGGTCGTATTCCACGGGGCCGTGACGCTGGCGATCGCAGACAACCGGCTCGTCTGGTTGACCCGTGGGGCGAAGGTGCTCGAGCTGCTCGAGCCTCCCCGGGATCCGGACGGGCTCGGGCGGCATACCGAGGTCGCCGTGAGAGAGGCGCGGGCCGATGGCAGTTAGGCTGATCTCCAACTTCCGCACGGTGGTAGCGAAGGTAGAGAAGTCGCTGCCGACGCAGGTCATGCGGGCGTGCCACGAGGTGCGGAACGAGTGGCTGAACGTGCTATCGGGCGCGCGGAGCGGGCGGACATACCGCGTGCCGGGCACGCGCAGGACATACACCGCTTCGGCCCCTGGCGAGGCCCCTGCTCAGCGCCTCGGTGATCTGCGACGGAGCATTCGCGTCCAGCCCCGGATCGAGCCGGGGCGGGTGCAAGCCCGAGTCGGCAGTGACCTCGAGTACGCCGTCTACCTCGAGTACGGGACCAGGACGATGCAGCCCCGGCCGCACCTCAGAATCGCCTATGAGCGGGCGCGGCCGCGGATCGAGGCGATCTTCCGGGAGGGCCCGATCTGATGAGCACGCGGAGCGCAGTGATCACTGCCCTATACGGTCGGGTCACAGGCGACCCGGCGATACAGGCGGCTTGCGGCGGCCCGGTGCGGATGGCCTACCACATGGCGCAGCCGGACACGGCCTTTCCGTACCTGGTGCACAGGATCGACGGGGAGGTCGCAGACCCGTGGGACTTCGAGACGGGCGTCTGGTTCCTCGACCTGTGGGACCATGCGACCAACCGCGACCGGCTGCTCACGATCCGCGAGCTGGTGATAATCCGGATGGACAGGCTACTCCTGCCGGTGGCGATCGGAGCGGCGACGGCCTACTTGGGCGTGCGGCTTATCCGAGACCGGGAAGGGCCCACCGATGCGCCCGACGTCTTCCGGGTGATGACTGAATGGTCGCTGCTGGTCGAGCGGTCATCAGAGGTGGCCGGCATCCTGAGCAGGTGAGATCAGAGTCGTAGACTGAGAAGTTCATAAGTGCCCGGCCCAGCGGATTGATCCCCGCTGAGTCGAGAGAAGCAGAGCCGATTCCTGATATCAGGCAGGGATCGGCTTTCTCTTTGGCCGGGCCGCACTCATAGCGAGGATTCGAGTCGCACAAATACAGCGCGGAGGTGTGACGTGCCACAAGGCAAGACGGGAGTCACAGTCGGCAGCGCCGGCCGGCGATTGTTGGGCGACGGCGCAGTCTATACGGACTATGACGGAGTGAGGACCCTGCTCGGGGCCACGCTGGGAGGCGGGACGTGGGATCCCGGCAGGGAGCTGAGCGCCTCAGAGATCGACGGGGTGCTCGGCGACGTGAAGGGGTTCGTGGGGCGAGACCGGGTGACGCCGACCCTGAAGGTCACTCTGCTCGAGCTGACAGTCGAGAACTTCCTGCGGGCGATCGCAGGAGCGGACAGCACGCCGGGCACCGCGCGGGTGCACGTCAGCGCTGAATACGTCGGGGTCGGAACTGGGGGCCAGACAATCTACCCCCTCGACAACGCCAACGTGCTCTCCGGGACCCTCGAGCTGTACGGAGACGTCGGGGCTGGCCCCGTCCTTCTCAGCGAGGGCGCGGCCGCCGACTACACCGTGGTCTACGCGACGGGCGTGGTTACGTTCAATGCCGCGCCGCCAGCGGCGACCGCGGGCACCTCTCGATCGGGACTCAACCCGGTGATCGACATGACGGCCCACGCGGCGGACATCAACGGGATCGTCGCTGTGGACGGCGGCGCCCCCACGGCCATTGTTTACGACTGGACGGGCTGCACCACGGGCGCTCTCACCGCAACTCAGATCCAGACCGCGATCCAGGCGCTCGGCGGGGACTTCGCCACGGTCACATGCGCGTACGTCGGCGCTCCCCCGAACGACTACTACCTGATCACATCGGGCAGCACGGGTCTCGCGTCGCAATTCGTATGCAGCGACGGCGCCCCGAACAACGCCCACGACCACCTCGAGCTCGGACTCACGAACGGCGGAACCGAGCTCCTGGGCGAAGCGGCCATGGACCTCACCGCCGACTACAGCTACGACGCGGGCGGAGTCGTGACCCACGACGTGATTACCGGCGGGCCGATCGAAGACGCCGACTTCCTCACGGACGTCGCCTGGGTCGGGACGTTTCGCGACAGCGCAGAGGATGGGGTGATCATCGTCAAGAACGTGCTTTGCCGCGACCTCGGCGCACTCACCTTCGGCGGCAAGGAGGTCGGCCTCGAGGTCACATTCCAGGGCCACTTCGACGAAGCGACTCCGCAAACCGAGCCGTGGGAAATCCGTCGGCCGCGACCGTAAGGAAGGGGTGTTAGATGTCGCAGCAACAGGAAGATCCGACCAGGGGCGACCGCGGCCTGCTGGCCGAGATGCCGACCGTGCCAGTCGCCGGCCGCACGATCACGATGCGGCGGCTACGCTATCGAGACCTTGCCCGGCTGAGTCGCATCATCGTTGCGGGAAGAAAGGCCGCGGGAGTCGAGATCGCGCCACTGATCGAGGCCAATGCCATCGTTCAGGGCGAGGCATTCGTGGTGTTGGTTATGGCTGGCTTCGGTCACGCCGAGGCCGATGCGATGGCGTTTCTGGCGCGGCTGTTGGGCGTCAAGCCGGAAGATCTCGATGATCCGGACCTGTTCCCGCCGGCCTCGCTGTTGGATGTTGTCATGGCGCTCGCGCAGCACCCGGACCTCGTCGCTTTTTTCGCGCGGAGGCGGACCGGGAAGCCGGAGACCGATACCGCGACCGTCGAGAGTTCGACCGAGCCTTCGAGCGCGCTGTCGACCGACTGAAGCGGCGCTATAAGTGCAGCGATGACGAGATCGCTGAGATGCCGTACGCGATGCTGGTGCAGGCAATGCGGGTGGCGGCCGAGTGTGACGCCGACGACCGCAGGGAGCGCCTGCGCGAATGCGCCTTCATCGGCTGGCAGGTGGCGCAGGTGCTGGCGCAGCAGCCGGTCAGCTTCGGTGACTACCTACGCCGGCTGGGACTGGACTATGAGCGAGAGGAGCTGTCTCGGATGACGCCCGAGCAGAGAGCGGCGGAACACGATAGGTCGATCGCCAACGCGGAGCGCGTGATGGCCCGGATGGAGGGCCGGAAGGCATGAGCGCTGGTTTCGGTGCGGCAGAGGTCTTCCGGCTGTTCGGCTCCGTCGAGGTGGGCCGCGACAAGTTCGAAGGCGATATGGACTCGATGGATGCTCGGGTCCATAAGTTCACGCAACGGCTCGGCTCGGCCTTCACGAAGGTCGGCAAGACGATGACCATGGGCCTGACGCTTCCCCTCGTGGCCGCGGGCGCGGCGGCGATCAAAGTCGGCACCGACTTCAACGAGGGAATGGCGAACATCGCGACGCTGATCCCCGGGAGCACGGCACGGGTCTTGGAGCTGAAGGAGGCGGTGAAAGGCCTCTCTGTCGAGACGGGCAAGTCCCTGGGCGATCTGACCGAGGGGCTCTACCAGGTGATCTCGGCCTTCGGTGATACCGCCGAAACGGAGGCCAACCTGAACACCGTGACGAGGGCGGGCGTCGCGGGCCGGGCCGCCACAACAGATGCGCTCAACCTGCTGTCCGCAGTCACTAAGGGATACGGTGACACTAGCGCGGCTGCGCTCGAGAAGGTCGCCGACCTCGCCTTCGCGACTGTTCGCATGGGGCAGACGACCTTCCCCGAACTGGCCTCGAGCATGGGCCGCGTGATCTCGATTGCGCAGGCTATGTCGATCAGCCAGGAAGAACTTTTCGCGGTGATGGCGACGGGTACTGGCGTCACCGGCAACGCCTCCGAGGTGGCGACACAGTTCCGGGGCGTCCTGAATGCGCTGATGAATCCGCAGAAGCAGATGATCGAGCTTCTCAAGGAACACGGGTACGCGTCGGGCCAGGCGATGCTCGCGGACCTCGGACTCAGCGGGGCGCTGAAGCTGATCGCAGATGATGCGAAGGCGGGCGGCTTCCAGATGATCGAGTATATCAGCCAGGTCGAGGCGCTGCCTCTCGCGCTCGCCCTGACGGGTGCGCAGGCGGACACCTTCACGGAGAAGCTCGAAGGGATGACGCAGGCCTCGGGCGAGGCGGCGGCGGCGTTCAAGGAGCAGACAGAGGGGATCAACGAAACCGGCTTCACGATGGCGCAGTTCCGGCAGCAGGTGATCGTGCTGATGACCGAGTTGGGGGACGGTCTAGCGCCAACCTTGAGGGACGTGCTCAAGGCCATCGGGCCCTTATTGGAGGGGCTCAGGAGCCTCTCGCCGGAGACGAAGCTGTGGGGTCTGCGGATCGCCGCGGTCTTTGCGGCGATTGGCCCTCTCCTGATCGTGCTGGGCAAATTGGTCCTCATCTTCCCCGCGATCAGGCTGGGCATCCTCTCGCTGACCGCCGCGCTTATGACGCCGGCCGGTCTCATCGTCACGATCCTCGCGCTCGTGGCAGCCATATACGCGGGTGCTGCCGCCTGGAAAGCATACGCGCGTGCGGCTGAGGATGCGAGGGTAGCCGCCGAAGCCGCGCGCTTGGGCGCGGCGGCCGCCGGTGCAGCCCAGGCGCTGGCATCCTGGTTAGCAGCCGAGGAAAGCCTGCGGGCGTATCGCCAACAGAAAGGGGGGCCGTCCATTTGGCCCGCGGAGATGGTATCGGAACTCAAGCGCCTCGAGGATCAGGCGGCCAGGGCGAAGGCCGCCTACCTTCCACTGATAGCCGCCACGAAAGCCATTGAAATCGTCAGTGGCACCGCCGCCGCGGCTATGACAAGTGGCGGAACAGCCACTGCGAAGTTCACGACCCGCGTCGATCAGGCCCGGGAAGCAGTCGAGAGATTCCAAACGGAACTGTCGGGACTGACGAAAGGCACTCCAGCCTATATCGCGGCGACCGCCGATCTTGCGGAGGCGCAGAAGGTATTGCACGGGCTCCTCGTGGCCGGGGTCGATGACTGGGCTGGCTATGAGTTAGCCCTCGACAATGTCGACGCCATGTGGAAGCGCATGACAGACACGGTGATAACCGCCACCGATGTCTACAAAGCGGCCCTAGCCGACGAGCTCGCGCCCGGCATGGAGAACGTCGACGAGATCGTCGGCGCCTTCACTGAGACCGTTGAGGATATGTGGCAGCGCATGGAGGCGAACGCCGACGGCACGAACCGCTGGGCAGACGAGTTGCGGGATTTGCAGAAAGCGATGGTCGATGTAGATACCCAAGCGGCGCGGACCTTCGCCCAGCGCGCCGGCATCGACGTCGGCGGACTGCTTGCGTCTATGACGCCGGATCCCATACTACAGGCCCTGCTCGATGCGCTCGACAAATACTACGCTGACTTGCGTAACAAGGCCAAGGCCGCCGCAGACGACATCGCCCGAATCTGGCAGCATACCGGGGACCGCATCCAAGATGTCTGGGGAGACACAATCTACCTCATGATAAGCGGGGCCGAGGAGATCCCGGAGTGGACGGACCTTGTCTGGGATGCCATCCTGCGGTCGTTCTCGCAGATGGTCGCCCAGATGATCACGCAGTGGCTGATGCTGGAACAGCTCATGTCCAGCCCAGGCACTTGGCTTGGTGGGGTCCTCGGCGCGATCGGCGGCATCTTCGGGCTGCAAGGTGGCGCGGTCGTCACGGGCCCGACGATGGCGATGCTCGCGGAGGGCGGCGTACCCGAGGTCGTGATCCCGCTCGATCAGCCAGCGGCGCTCGCTGCGGTCGCGGCGGCGGCCGGCGTCGCCCCTGGTGCGGGGGCCGGCTACGGCTCGCAGATCATCTTCTCTGAGGGGGCCTTCCGATTCAGCCTCGCCGGCATGAGTGCGTGGGACCACCACCAACTCGGCCTGATCATGAAGTCGATCATCAGTGAGCTGCTACAGGACGAAGCCGCGATAATGCCGGCCTGGTAGGGAGAGCTATGCTCCTCGACACATATGAAATTGAACACCGGCCGAGGAAAGGGTATGCGCCGCCGATCCGCGCGGGCCGGCTCGCGGCTGACAGGACCTATGGCGGCGCCGTCGTGCACTCGTCTGCGGGACACCTCTCGGACCAGATCCACACGATCAGCTACCACCGCGTCGAATCGCTCGCGAGCAAGAGCGTGCTCTATACGCAGGCCTCGGAAGCCCCTGGTCACGCGATGGCGGCAACGGGGGCGCTGGCCTGCCCGATCCCCGTCGGGGCTGGGCTCTTCGCCGCGCCGGCATCAATGACGGCGAAACTACTGCGAGCAGTCGCCGCGACAGGGCTACTCAGCGTCGAGGTGTGGGACTCTGCCGGCGCGGGCCCGCGGACGAAGGTCGGCCTCCTCGGCGTGATTGACGTCGCCGATATCTCGTCGGTGGCCTTTACAGACGTCGAGTGTTGGAGCGACGTCGCCTGGCCCCTGCTGCCCCCCAATGGCGGCTTCGTGGTGATCAACGCAGCACAGCTCGCGGGCGGTACTGTCACCTGGGGCGAGGCAGGCGCAGGCGCATACTACTCTTACACTCCGGCCGGCGGCTGGGTTCTGGAGGTGGGCGTCCTCGGGGCCACCATCTGGCAGGGCTCGCAGTACCCGATCCTGCGCGGCATGGCGGGGGCGTACTGCTACCCTGGCGGAAGCGGCCCGGCCGACCGCACGCTCGAGATGGACGACGGCCACCGCTACACCGTTCGGATTATAGCGACCCGCGGGGCCTACTCTCTCACGCCCATGTCCCGCACGGGCGTCGGCCGAGCGAACGTCGATATGGACGTGATGTTTGTCGCAGAGATTGGGGAACAGGACTTGACTCCGGGACCATGAGAGCCATCGTAGGATATACGCCAGACGTTGTTGGCCGCACTACTGCGATCGCGGTGGTGGCGACGCGGATTGGTGGGCCGCCCGTCGATATCAGCTCAAGCGTGATATCGCTCGAAGTGACAGACACGCTCGACCGATCGCCGTCGACCGCAAAGCTCACACTGTCGCGCGAGGCCCAGGCGTGGGGCGATCCCGCCACAGACCCGACCTCGCCGCTTGCGATCGGCGCGCGGCTCTCGATCACGATGGGGGACTGGGGCGGCACGCAGACCCAGGTCTTCGAGGGGCAGATCATCGGGGGCGGCACCGACACGGATGATCCGCTCGCGCATACCTCCGTCGCGGCGGTCGGCGGCTATGCCTCCTGGTGGAATCGTCGAGTCACTTCGCCCGAATACATCAATCAGGATTCGGACGACATCACCGCGGACCTCTTCGTGACGTGGGGCGAGCTCGCGTTCCCCGGCGATTTCGACCTGCCGGGGGCCGGACGCAACCTCGGCTTCATGCAGGTGCTCGAGCGGCCGATCATGGACGTCGCCCATGACATATATGGGCCGACCGAAGCAGTCCCGTGGTGGGACCCGGTGCAGGAGAAGCTTTCGACTCTGCCGTCTGACATTCCGATCGTGGCCGACCTCACTCTCGCGGACCTGGCGCGGGGGGGGTTCAAGTCCACCTGGGTGAAACCGCGTGGGACTCGAGTATCCGTCCAGGCCGGTACGCAGCGGGACATCACGCGAATCGAGATCGACAGGTGGACGACCCCGCTAAACAAGGACCCGCTAGGTGATGACATTCGCAAGGAGGGGGTGCGGTGGGCGTCGGGCAGCAAGGGGGATTGGGCGCTGCCTGCTTACTGGGCACATGACGACGAGACTGGCCAGCACTACGGCGTGTACGATCCAGGACCGCCGAAAGACTACCTGTGGGTGCGCTTCCTGAAGGACGAGACTGGCCCCGCCGGCGCGGGTTATGTGGGCCCCGAGGGCGTCAGATTCGTCCAGAATGACCCGCTCATTTCGACAGACCCGGTATCGGTGATTCAGTTTGGATACGGGGCGGGATCCATCGCGGAGTATTGCGAGGAATTGTCCCATCTTCACCTTGAGAGGTGGGAGCCGGCCGCCAACAGGATGGTCACCCAAGTCAAAGTAGTGATAGACGTTGAAGCCTTCGTGCCGCCGCCCACGGGCTACGTGCCGGGGGCCTACTGGGAGCGGATTCTCAGCGAGTCGGATATGCTGCTCGACTTCGACATTATCGGGCGGCAGATGGCAACGGGGTCGCTCGAGCAGTTCTTCGCGCAGGCGTGGGACGACGACCTGATCGCAGTCCACGGCGATATCTCCTGGGAGGTGCGGAACGACACGCTGCTGGAGCAAACGAACCCGCTGGTGGCGGTAGAGGCGGAGGCGGTCCGGCAGATGGCGCTCGCGATCGTAGGGCAGCACCCCGCGACACTATCGCGAAAGGGACAGGACCTCCGTCTGCTTCCTGGCGATTGCATCAGGACGCCGCATCCGCGGGATCCGGTCGACGTCCTGTTGTGGGCGCAGCAGGTCAAGCACACCTGGCAGAGCGAGGGCGCTCGCGGCGGAACGGAGCTGAGCGGCTACATAGTGGATACCATACCATGAGCAACCGCCAACGACGAGGAGGCTTCGAGGACGTAGCTGCTGCGGAAGCCGCGACGCGCCAGGACTCCGAGGAGGGCTACTGGTTCGGTGATGGGCCGATGGCCGGAGTGGTGCCGACCTCGGAGATGCGCATGATCGCCGTCTCGACCAGGATTCCCGACGAGGAAGACCTGCTCTGCTTCGGACCGAAGCCAGCGAATCATCGTAGCGTCTATCAGAAGTTCACCGTGCCGCGGGATTGCACCATCGGGCTGATCGAGATGCACCTCAAGCAGCCGGACACGCAGGCGTACTCGCGGACATGGGAATGGGCGCAGATCACGGTCTATGACGATAGCGGGGCGGCCGGCACGCCCGGCGCGGTGCTGGGCCGGTGTGTCCCGATCCCGCTGCCGAGCCTATACGACGACAATTTCCAGGTCTACCTCGCCCCGCTCTGGGTGCCGGCCGCAGTCAGCGCGCTCGACGTTATCTGGATCGGGATCTCCCCGAAAGCCTACACCGGCCCCGCTGAAGCCCCTCCCAGCGACGACGAGAACACGCGCGCCTACGTCCTGTCTCGGGGGAACAGAGATGTCACGGTTTTCGATCTAATCAAGGCGGAGGGGGCGGAGGGGTATTCGAAAGGTGCTGTCGCTCCAGCGACGGACATGACCTTGTCGGGCGATGTGAATATGATGATCGCGGCGCAATGCGCGCCGCCCGGTCTGATGGTGACGTTCAACTGGGCGGGGTGCAATACCGGCCCACTGATCGCCGCCGAGATGGAGGCGAAGATCCAGGCTCTGGGGGGGGCCTACTCTATCGTCACAGTCACATACATTCCCGACGCAGGGATATCCGATTACTACCTGGTGACCACCGGGAAAAAGCAGGTGGGGTCGAGCGTAATTATCACGGACGCGGGTGCGAACAACTGCGCCGATGACCTGAAACTCGGAGTGGCGAACGGCGGGACTGAGGAGATGGGGCTGGATGGTCAGGTCGAACCTCCGCTGCTCGCGAGAGCATATACGCTCCACAACGACCGGCACTTCTACATTCGGCTCTACGAGCCGCCGCAGGGAGTGGAGCTATCTAGCCGAAGTTTGGGCGGCGCCCCCCTCTCGCCGATCGGCTCTCGCTCGGTGATCAGTCGGCCGGTGCGTGGAGATATCAGCTCGGCGTTCACGTCTGGGATACGCCCGGGACATGGGACCCAGCCATGGTCGACGCCAGCCGGCTACTACTACGGCGCTGGCTCCGGAGGCGGGATCTTAGAGCACAATGCCCTGAAGAACATACAGGGCGGGGGCTTCGGACAGCGCTACCACCTGACTACGGCCGAGTACGCGGGGACGTGGGCGCACCACCTCATTGCGATCTCGGCGCTGGAATGCCCGATCGAGGGCCACCGCACGACCGCTCAGACGGCGACGGTGCTAGGAGGAGTCCTCGCGAAGGCGATCTCGAGCGGGAACATGGCGGATGGTTTCGGCCCAGGATATCTGTACGCGATCGAGGACGAGGCTGGGGTCGAGAACGTTATCGCAGGCGCTTACGCGGCCCGAGCGGGGGCCGACAACACCGGCGCGCTGCTGTGGAAGACCGCGACGGGCGGGGTATTGACGGAACGGATGCGCCTGACCGCGACGGGCTTGGGCATCGGCTGCACTCCTGCTTACCCCCTGGACCTGGCGGGCACGGCCCGGGTCGGAACCGGCGTGGGCGAGGGCGGCGATGCGTTGATCTTGAACATCGAACGCTCCTGGGCGTTTCGGCAACTATCAACAGGTGCCGGTACAGGACTCCAACTCATCTGCTTGGCTGGGAACAAGGCTTTCTACATCGACACCGATAGCGGCACTGTCTTTCGCTCCTACGCCGGAGTCAACGCGGCCTCCCTCGCGCACCTCACCGGGGTCTGGTGGTGGCTGCCCACGGCGACGGCGCTGACTCTGAATGGACACCTCGCACAGAGTTCGACCTTCAATACTCTGGTCGGGCGGATAGGTGATACGACTACCCGCTTCGGCGGGACCGTGAGCAACGTCGCTTCGGCCCTCGGCGAGTTCCTCTCTCAGACCAACCTCGTGCATACGATGTGGAGCGACACGGTAGACAAGGACTTCTGGGTGACGGGGAAGCCGATCAACGTCTTCGCCATCTGTCGCTATCGGCTTCCAGCCGGCGACGCTGGAGGGGACTACACCTGCACCGTGGAGGTTCTGCTGGGTACTGAGGTGCTCGTGGAACGGACGATCAGGCATACCCTGGGTGCGCCGGTACTCTCCGGCTATTACTATGTCGAGCTTCACTCCCGCGTGACCAAGTATACGAACAACAATCTGCGGCTGGTAAGCCGGGCCAAGCAGTCCGCTGTAGTTGCTTTGGCGAGCTGGGTAGAGGGTGCGAAGTTGACGCTGACCGAGTATGCAGAGGTTCGTGCTGATCCCGTGGTCGAGGACGTGACCTCGGCGAACGTGACCCTACAGGTTCGCGTGACGTTCAGCCGCTCTGCCACTGGTCTGCGATGCGTGCTGATGGATGCTGGTTGGGAAGCGGCGGGGTAGTCTAGGAGACAGAATGATGACAGGCTTCTACGAGAAAGCCACACACGAGCAACGGGCCCTTCTCAGCGTGGCCGAGAACCGACTGCGGGAGATACTCGCCACGTCGCCGCCGGACTTCTGGCAGGTGCTAGTTGACTTCATGGGGCCGGACGCGGTACTCGCCTGGGCGAAGCAGTTGGCGGAAGAGGAGAAGCTGACTCTGGAGGTGGTGGCGGCGGCGGGGCAGGCCGCGGTGGATGAGGTATCGGCGGTGCTGGCGACGGCGGTCGTAGCAGAGGCCGTGGAGATATAGGGAGGCGAGGGATGGCGCGTCGCCGGGGAATCAACCTAGAGAGGAGCAAACGTGAAGAGACTGAATGGGCAGAACGAGATAATCGCCGACTCAATGGGGGAGCCCCTAGCTCCGCTTGGCCGCAGCGGCAGGCCTTGCAGCTTCGCAAACGCGGTCGCCTATCTGAGTGATTGCCAGCTCGCGAGCCAGGAAGACGCGATGGAATCCTGGGCCGCTGCGCAGAAGCTGCTGCGGCAAGCCGAGGAGGAGAGCGCGCTGCTGGAGGAGAGCGAGCACAAGTGCCTGGAGGCGCTGGTGACGCGCTGCTACCCGCGGGAGGCCATGATGCTCCACGGCGCGCCCGCGGTGATGTTGAACCGCGTAACCGGCTGGCTCCGGAGCGCGGAGAGCGTGGACGTCGAGCAGCTCCACGATCGGGGCGATAAGGCCGGCGGAGAATGACCGAGCAGGGCGAGGGCAAGCAGACTCCGCAGGGCAACGGAACGAACGCGCGTCTAGCGCGGATCGAGCAGTCGCTCGAAGCACTCCCGGGCCTGGCGGAAAGTGTGCAGGCGACAGGCCGCCAGGTGGGGGAGCTCGTCGCGACACTCAAGGAACGGTGCACCGAGCGGGGCCGACGGATAGAGAGCCTCGAGCAGCAGGCCGCAGTCGCGCCGGACGCCGAGGAGGTCGGCCGCTTGAGATCCTTCGCCCAGGAGATCAATACCCGCGTATGGGGGCTCTGTGCGCTTCTGCTGACCGTGATCCTCGCGGCGCTTGGGCTTCTGGCGCGGAAGGGGTGAGAGGGGCCGGCATGAGCAAGCACAGCGATCATCTGGACAGCATCGGAAAAGCTGGAGACAACCTGCTCGTGCGTGGCGGGGTTTACGCTCTGGCCGGTGCCATCAAGGTGGTGATGCTGCCCCTCAAGGTGTTGGACGCGGCAAGCCGCGCGGCCGCATGGCCGGCGAGAAAACTCATGCGTTGGCTGAGGTGGTGAGGCCATGAGAATAGTCCTGAACCCCGGCCACTCGACGAGCGATCCCGGAGCGGTGGGGCCGACCGGCCTGACAGAGGCCTGGGTCGTGCGCCAAGTCGTGCAGAAGATGCTTCCCCTCGGCGAGTACGAGCCGAAGCGGCAGCCGGCCGGGAGCCGGGGCCTCGGGATCCTCCTGCTTGCGCTCATGGCGAACCCGCCCGACGTGCTCGTGAGCGTCCATTGTAACGCCGCGGGCGGCAACGCCGGCAGGACGGCCGATGATGCTCGCATTTACGCCTGGGCGCAGGACGCCGACAACGACCGGGCTTCTGCCTCGCTCGCGCTCTCGCGAGCGATCACGCAGACGTTCGACGGCCTCGACGGGGCGGAGGCGCAGGCACGCGTCGCCCCCTACCTGCGGCAGGACCGCGAGGGTAATTCGTACAGCTACACGCCCGCGATCCTACGCCGGACGGCGCGGCGGGCGGTCGTACTCGTCGAGCTGAACTTCATCAGCAACCCGGCGATCGAGGCGCGCATGAGAGACCCGTCCTGGCATGACCTCGCAGCTCACGCGCTCGACGCCGGCATAGACGCAGCACTACACCGCGGCGCTACAGCCGCCACAGATCGCAGCGCACTCTGCGCCTCGTGCTCGTCCGCGCTGTGGCGGTCGCGCTCGAGCCTGGCCTGACGCGCCGGTACGGAGGGAGATAGATGGGACTCATCAACGTCAGCGTTTCGATGGCGGAGAAGGCGCAGGCCGCCATCGTGGACCTGTGCGAAAAGCTGGGGATCACGGTAGCCACGAAGACGGAGCCGCAGTTGCGCTTGACCTTGCAGAGCGCCAGCAACCTGCTCGATCGGGTAGGCGATGGGGCCGATGCCATGCTCACCGAGGGGGCGGCGACGGCGAAGGCGGCACAGGCCGCGGTTGCCGCGCTCCAGGGAGCGGCTGGCGAGGTCGGCAGCGCCGCGGCCGAGGCGAAGCGTCTGATCGCCGAGATCCGGGAGCTGGTGGCGATCCTGGACCCCAGCAACATGACCGTTACCACGCCCACGGGCGCGGTTTACCGGATAACGAAGGAAGGAGACAGCAGCACATGAGGACAGCAACACTCGCAGCCGTAATCGTGATCGCCTTCGCCCTGGCATCCCTGCCGGTGATGGCGGAGGGCATGACGCCCGCAAGGGTCGTGATCTTTCAGGGACTCCATGGTGGTCCCGCCGTGGGCGGCGCCATCGGCACCTACCTCGGCACCCCGCGGGAGACTACCCGGCCGACGGGCATCGTTGACTTCCTCGACGCGGCGAGGGACAACGCCAAGCTGGACATCGTGGCGGTCGGCGGACACCTCGGAGGGGGGCTGTCTACTACGCTTATCAGCGACATCGGCCCCTTCTCGCTGGGCGGCGCCGCGACCACCAAGGACGACAGCGGCTACTTTGGCTTGTACCTGGACATCGAAGCCTACAAGCTGCTCGTCGGCAATGCCCCGATGGACATGAGCCTGTCGTTCGCCCCTACAGAGGGCAAGGCGGCAGACGGCACTATGGAGAAGGGCTGGCAGTTCA